GTAGATTTGGACTTGATTTACCGATAAAGTTGTTTAATTTTACAAAAGATACATCATATCAAGTTCATATATATGCAATAATAATGTATGCTATAATATTTAGGTCGCTTGTTACACCTTTGACCAATTATATTATTTTACACCTTTGAATATTTAAGTTCGCACAAACAATGCGAAAAAAAAGAGGTTCAAAGTTAGGTCTTTTCATACCTGCGTAAAGTTTGATTATAAACACTCGTTGAAGTGTTTTGATTACTTGTTTCTCTACATAAATAACTTGGTCTGTCTATGTTATTTATTGCATTCTTTGCTATTTTGTAGATATTAGACGAACCATTGCGGTCCCTATTCCACGACCCACAACCATTCTTACAATGTAGTAGTCCGTGAATTAATCGCAATTCGTCCTTATTTTTCTTTGGGTGTTCTCGCACCATAAACTTTTCACATATCCCTCCATCGCATTTGGAACATTTACAGGAACTTCTAAACTCATCTACTAAAATATGAATAAATATATTGAAAAAACGGCGTTTTAAATCTTCAAGGGTGTAAATTGTTATGAAGGAATATGAGAGACACAATATTCTAATTATCATCATTGTTGTCATTGTTGTCATAAGTATCTACATTCGTCGTATTAGCAAACCCCATTACGGATTTATGTTCTATATCACAGACGTATCTTTGATAACATTTTCTACATAATGGAACATAATTGGACGACCCAATGACAACCTGTTCTTTTTCATCGGATACGCGATGTGAGTAAATGGCGGGGACATAGCAATGTTTACACCGAGCATTCAGTTTTTGAACGGAATTCGAATATGGGATTAAGTCAAGCATTTCGCCAAATTTGTTTCGTTGGTAATCGCCGTCCAACCCATATAATCGTACATCTTTGTGTTCTTCTTCTACCCAACGCAGAACGGTGTTTTTCAAGTCTGGAAAGAATTGTGCTTCATTAATTAGCAAAATATCTGTATCCGTTGTATCCAAATCACCTAACATCGAATGAAATTCACAAGGTATCTTCCATTGGTCGTGTGTAGATAGATTATTTTCATCGTACCGTTTATCCAATGAATAATTGATTACTCTAATGTTCAGACCGCTTCGGTTGAGTTGGTAAAATGTTTCGATTAGTTTTGTAGTTTTTCCAGAAAACATTGGTCCAAATACAATTTCTAAATATCCAACACTCATTATTTTTGTGTGACAGCTGTATTCTTATACTAAGGATACATTATAGTATCAAGTTCTTTTTGTATTGTTTGTAAGAATATTTTTTCGTGAAAACAATCTAAATGTCAGTGCATACATAATTACAATACGTATATGGATTCCCGAACAATTCCGTGGATAGAGAAATATAGACCAACCCAGTTTGAAGACATTGTATTAGAGCCCATTAACCGAACACTATTTGAGAATATTTTGGAAAAGAATTACATACCGAATTTGCTATTCTATGGTCCTCCGGGTACGGGTAAAACGACGACCATTATCAATTTGATTAATCAATATCAAGAAAAATACCATCAAAAACACAAAGAAAACATTATTCATTTAAATGCTTCCGATGAACGCGGAATAGATATTATACGAAACCAAATCCAACAATTTGTAAAGTCATATAGCTTCTTCAATACAGGGCTAAAATTCGTAATTTTGGATGAGGTTGATTATATGACAAAGAATGCGCAACAAGCATTAAAGTACTTAATACAAACATCAAATTCCAACGTTCGTTATTGCTTAATATGTAACTATATTAGTAAAATGGACGTGTCATTAATAAATGAGTTCATTAGCATACGGTTTAACCAGTTACCTACAGATGAAATCAGCCATTTCATTGAATCAATATGTAAAAAAGAAAATATAGCATACGATAAACACTTTATTAATGGGTTAATTCATAATTATCAATCAGATATCCGCAGTATGATAAATTACATTCAGTTACATCATCAATACAATATTCAGGACTACAAGTTGGTTAATGATACGCTATGGGAGAATATGCGGCAACAGTTTAATGAAAAAGATTGTACTGCATTGAAAAGGTGTATTCACGAGCTAAGTATTGAATATAATGTAAATAAAAAGAACATTTTACTTTCCTATTTTTATTACTTGTTTCGTAATCATCACGAAACCATACAAGCAAAACAGTATTCATTGATAGAACATTTGTCACACGAAAATGAAATCAGTACGGATAATTATATCGATTACTTATGTTATGATGAGTAGCGTTTCCAAGTTACTATGTATAGCAATAACTAAAAATTGATTTTTGATATAAAGGATTTGTTTAAATCACTTAAAATAACATTCATTAAGTAGTATAGATAAATGAATTACAGTAGCATCCAATCCGAAGAAGTAGACCTTGAATGGGAAGCTTTTCTGAACGCACAAACCGACGATAATTCTGAAACAGACCCCCCACCAGCAGACAATAGTTCTGAAAATCTGAAGGATGATATACAACCCCCCCTCCCCCATTGTGAGGATTTGTATATATCGACAAAAACAAAAGTATTATATTTGAATGTTCCGATTGATATTAACAATGTGTTTTGGGATATTCCGACGGTACAATACTGGAAGCCGGTAGAAGGAGTCATAAAAAAGCAGATAAAAATAGTGAATAACACACCAGAGGAATATGAACGATATATAAAGAAAATAGAGAATATACCTTATTATTCGGAAAATATTATAAAACAAATAGACAATCCCTCGGCACGGAAAATCAAATATCGGGATGAACGCAAACTGACGGTAGGATTATCAAAAAAGGACATAATGACCTATCGAATGAAAAAGAAGAACGCCTTTTACAACTGTTTTGCATTGATCGTTCGTTTCTACCAAGACAACCAATTCAAAGAGGTTCACGTCAAAGTATTCAATACCGGAAAAATGGAAATCCCAGGTATATTGAATAATCAAATGTTGGAACTCATTCAAGTGAAGATCATTGAAATCCTACAACCCCATATTAGTACATTGTTAGAATACAAAGAAACGGAAATTGAAGAAAATGTTCTTATTAATTCCAATTTCAATTGTGGGTTTTATATTGATCGTGACAAGTTACATAGTATATTGAGGAGCGACAAGTATGGAATTGAAAGCGCTTATGATCCGTGTAGTTATCCTGGGGTCAAATGTAAGTATTACTTCAACAATCACCAAGAATATAATAATACCATACAAAGTGGGTGCGTAGAAAGAGACGACCAAAATATGAAACGACACGAATTAGATGATAATACAAAATATACTGAAATCAGTTTCATGATATTTCGAACAGGTAGTTGCTTAATTGTTGGAAACTGCAACGAAAAGGTATTATTGTTTGTATTTGATTTCATAAAAAACATTTTACAAACGGAATATTCCCAGATACGTTCTCTGTGTCAAGAACAAGTTACCAAGGAAAAAAAAAAGAAGTTGCGAAGGAAAACCGTACAAATGACAAACGAATATTATTTAAAACACGTGACTCCTATACACACCTCTATAAATGTTTAGTTACCATTATACATCTGAAAAAAGCCATTTTACCAATTCTTTCATACGACCACCGCTAATTTTTTTTTGAATTTCTTCTTTATGGACGTGGAGTTTTAAAACAAACCATTCTTGTTTCTCGTCTTCGGTAATAGAGCCAGACCGGTTACGACGCATTTTTTCGGTGAAGTGTAGAAATGCAGATACCAATTCAGTATAGTTCTCAAATGAAAAGTAGTGGGTTTCCTGTAATGATTCTAAAAACATAAACGCCAAATCCGATTTTTCAACACAATCCAAAAATTTGAAATAATGTGATTTAAATAGTTGTTGTCGATGTGCCCAGGTCCAATCAGTTGCGTTCCAATACAACAGCACTTTATTCAATGCTTCTATTTTTGGAAAAAAATGGATCCATTCAGTATAATTGATAGAGACCATTTCTCCGTCCAACGTCATAATATTACAAATACTGCTTGAGAACTCAGATGTAGGATTTTCACAGTTCATACTGTCATAGGCTTCCCCCACCGTTTTCTTTAGAACAAATAACACAATGTCTTTTGATTTCATTGTATCGTGTAGGTTGTTAGAGTAAATCTGTTGTAAATATTCCAAATAATAATAGGAACCTTGCTGTGCACTATAAAATGCCTTGTCTATATTTTTTGTTTTGAATAAAATATATTCAAATATCCGATGAATGCAGTGCAATCCTAAATAAAAATGATTTTTAACGTACAGTAGTTCTGTAAATAATTGGGTATCCATATAATCCTTCATTAATTCATAATATTTTTCAATAATCTGTTGTTTCAGAGCTTTAGGCAAAAATGAAGGCATCACTATATAACCCAAATATTAAAAAGTTTCTCGTTTGAATGATTTAAAGTATTATCTATCTTATACTTTATAATAATGTCTGATACAAAAGCTACCCAAGAATCGGGTGTATCTGTAAATAAGTTTCCTTCCAATGCAACTCTACAACACGCTGCTAAGTTAGGTGTGGTGGAAGATAAACCCATTATGATGGACTACTGGAAGTCTTCTGTAGAACAGACCGCTATGTTGGGGTTACGTGAGGAAACCCAAGAAAAACTCTTGGTAAAAAGCGATGAAGAATATACCAGTCCCATTGCTAAAATCTACAAGAGTGATGATGAATATATTATCATGACGGAGAACTCCATCTATATTGTAGATAATAAGATTCCTTATCGTAAGGTCAGTGCCCAATAAATCGTAAATCGTAAATTATGTTGTATATTGATACAATATGATTCTTGTGTGTGCGGGTGAATATGTCTGGTGTATTACAATAACTCGCGTAATTGATTGCGTTTTTCTTCATCAATGGCGTCTGGGAACTGAACTTGAAACTCTATCACAAGTGACCCTTTCACTACACCACGTATTAATCCATAATTTTGGAAAACGCGCTGTGACCCTGGATTTATAACAGAAGGGGTCTTCAGTGTAGAAATAGCTAATTTCTTTCCATTCAGATGTTCTATTTCGTGTGAAAATCCACATAATGCCTGGTTCAAGGTCAACTTACAAGTATACAATAAATCCAGCCCTTTGCGTTTGAAAATAGAATTGTTTTCTAATTGAATGATGATTTTCACGTCACTCTTGATGTTGTTTGCTACATTTCCCCTTTCTCTCAATATAAGAATTTCATTATTGTCTACACCTTGTGGTACTGACACATATAAGGTTTCTTTTTCATTGGTTCGTTCATTTTCTTCTAATAAATAACGTTCGATTTCAATCGGAATACTGGCTCCGTGAAAGCTTTGTTGAATGGTAACCACCATCTTTTTTTGTATGTCTTCTGGACGACCTCGAATATTTACGGGTCGCCCATTTTGAAAAACACGAATATTGGAATTGACATTGGGACCACCATTCATGTTTCCATTAAAAAAGGCTTTAAAAATGTCTTCGTGATTAAAATGGTTTGCAAATGGATGATTTTGCTGGAAATTCATGTTACGCGGGGCATTACGATTGTCATATTCTTTTCGTTTGTTACTATCCCCTAACGTTTCATATGCTTCATTCACCTTTCTAATTTTGTCTTTTGCTTCTGCCGTGTTATTCCTATCAGGATGATATTTTAATGACAACCCACGATATGCTTTCTTAATGGCATCATCAGATGCAGTTTTTGCAACACCTAATGTTTCATAATGACTCATTTATATAACTGCATTGTATATTTTTATTTCTTTTTATTAAAAAACGATTTAATTGAAACACATTCAGTAATGTATATGCAATTGAACCAGAAAAACAAACAAGAAACATTTATTAATAAGTACAAACCGTATTTTTTACAGGATTTTTATTTTTCAAACGAGCTGCGAGAACTTATAAACGACTTTTTAGAATTGGACCGGTTAAGTATATTGTTTATTGGGAATACCAGCTCGGGTAAAACAACCTTGTTAAATACTATTATTCGAGAATATTATGAGCTGGATAAACATTCCGGGTTTCCAGAAAATAACATTTTATACATCAATAATCTCAAGGACCAAGGTATCCAATTCTTTCGTAATGAAATGAAAACCTTTTGTCAATCACATAGCAGCATTTACGGAAAGAAAAAGATGGTAATTATTGATGATTTAGACAATATTAACGAACAAAGTCAGCAAGTGTTTCGCAATTATATTGATAAGTACAAACAAAACGTACATTTTGTTACAGTGTGTACCAATCTGCAAAAGGTAATTGAAAGCTTACAATCCAGATTACATATGATAAAAATAGAAGTACCTTCAAAACTACAAATGCAGTGTATTATGGACAATATTATTAACAACGAACAATTAATCATTGATAATGCGTCACAAGAGTATGTATTACAATTGTCAGGAACGTCTATACGTATGCTTATCAATTATTTAGAAAAAATGTATGTCTATAACAAATCCATTACAATGGGGAATTGTGATAAAATTTGCTGCACTATGCCGTCTTGTTATTTTGAAGACTATATACAATATTTGAAAGATGGCAATATAAAGGAAGCGTGTGCTATTTTCTTTTTGCTTCATGATCAGGGGTATTCGGTTATTGATATTTTAGATGCGTTCTTTGTGTTTATTAAGATTACACCTATCCTTACCGAAAAAATGAAGTACAAATTAATACCACAGTTATGTAAATATATTACTATTTTTCATAATATACATGAACACCCGATTGAGATTGCGCTTTTTACTAAAAACATTCAATCAATTGTATTAGAGTAATTCGTTTTACAACCAAAAAAAATATATTTGTAATGTAGTAACCCACGACTCAAAATTTTTGTTTAGGAAAATATATATGAATAGTTCAGATAACCCAAAAAAAATGTCTAAACAGATATTCAAAAAAAAGGTGCCCAACAACCTACTTTTTGAGTTATTGGACAAAGTTTGTTTAAAAACCCAAAATTATTATTTATTCGATAATAACGCATATAAGAAAATGGTATACAATGAATATCATATTGCTTTCTGTGATGAATTGAAACCCTATTATCATCTGGGAAAAATGTTCTATTTAGAACGTGATATGACTTATAATGCTTTTACAACTATATTACGACAGATTTGTAAATTTAATGCGGTCATGTTTAATTCAAATATCAAGTACAATGAATCGAAATATAACATAGATTATATGGTTTATTTTGAATAAGTTATATGCTATAATATTATATATAGTATATAGTAATCATGTTTAATACAAAAAGCGTCTCATTTTATTTGACAAGTTTAGCAATATTAATGGGAGCAAGTTATATTGCGAACAAGATGAAAGAACGGTTAGAACCAAATGATGAATACCAGTTAATTAGAGAGTATATTTTGAACGATTCACCATTATATGGTGCAAATAAACCTAAGTTATGGATACACAGTGAATATGCTACCAACTCGCGTCAATGGAAGAGCTTTCAATCCAGAAACAGCAACGAGTTAAACCAGCCTTACTTACATATAACCATCCAATCCATTATCAAGGAATGTGGAGACCATTTCCATATTTGTTTAATTGATGATGACTCATTTGCGAAACTGGTTCCTGAATGGGGCTTTAATATGGACCAAGTTGCAGACCCACATAAGAAACATTATCGTGATGTTGGTTTGTTATCCATCTTATATTATTATGGTGGGGTTGTTGCGCCAAATTCTATGATTTGTTATGAAAATTTGAAATCCCTATATGACAATTGCTTGACTACTAAGAAGGCGTGTTTAGGCGAACAAGTGAACAAATCATTGGATATGATGAAACAAAACAGTCAACCCACGTTTATCCCATCCGTTCATTTTATGGCTGCCCCTAAGCAGAACGAGGAAATAGGTCTCTTAAAGGATTACGCCAATCAGTTGTTTAAGAGTGGACACTTTACTCACGAATTCGAGTTTACTAACCGCATCGGTCATAAGAGTTTAGAAATGAAAAGAGACCAAAAAATCAATGTGCTATGCGGTTCTTATACAGGCATCAAAACGAACAAGGGCAAACCAGTATTGCTTGACGATTTGATGGAAGAATCTTTGGTTGATTTACGCAATGACTTGTATGGTATTATTATTCCTCGTGACGAATTATTGTTACGTACAAAACATCAATGGTTTGCGGTTATATCAGAAGATGAGGCCGTACATACGAATGCGTGTGTTTCCAAGTATTTATTTAAGGCTATGTACAAGCATTACCAAGATGTTACTATAAATCATCCTACTGTTACGACCATATAGGCGCCGCGATACATACACCAGGGGAGGACAATGTTGAAACATAAAAAAAACAACATAAAAAATAATGGTTACATTATATCATAGTATTATGAAAAATGATATAATGGAAGTAGTTACTACAATATTAGAGACATACAAGGAAGACGATTACATTAAAGAAAAATTTCAGAAATTCATGTTAGACCATTTACCAAACCAAGTAGAGCAATGGAAAAACGACCAGCAACGCAGAGTTACTCGTAACGAAGAAATGGTTAAAGAACACGATGCATTTATTGAAGTTTTCTTACGGCGCCATACTCATTTTTATAACCCTCCGAATGATAAATTTTTTTCATACAACGGCCGCGAATTCAAGCACATTACGGAAGACAATATCACCCATAAAATTAGCAATATGATCGACTCGGAAAGCAGCGACCTATCGTCTTGGCGTAAAAAAACGAAAATGAATATATTGAAAAAAATAAAAGATAAGTTATTAACACGCGCCATTCCTGAATCCGAAACAATCCAGCACGTTCTTCGACTATTGCATCCCTCCCTTTTTGTAAAACGCAACGAAGCTAAGTATTTCCTTTGTGTGTTAGGGGACAATATTTTGAAAAAATACAACATTGCTAACCAACATACTATTTCTTGTTATCACTTTATTGACAGTAAGGCAAAAGCACTATTGCGCGATTTAGAATATTATTCTAACCATTACTTTTCTACAAGTTCCATCAACAGTTTCAAACATAAACATCACGACCACGCATATGAGCTATGTCGGTTAATTACTATTTTACCGTGTGTACAACAAGAACAATATTGGAAAAACGGAATAAAAAACAGTGCATTAGACATCTTATGTGTGGCGTGTCACTATTCTAATCGGTATGGGTCGGGAGATGAGTTTTTGGAAACCTTACAAAGTGATTTTGATTTAAAAGAACATATCTTATATTTAAAGGATAATACACAAAAAAATATCGCTAAGTCGTTTTATGATCAATACCTGGTACACGGTGATAATATCATTCAAGATAGCGAACCCATCGATATTACGTGGAAGGACATTACATTCTTATGGAAGCAGTTTTTAGAATCAAACCGACTACCAAATATTATGTTTATGAACCTCCTCAAACAAGAACTAATACAATACGTCACCGAACAAGCACAGTTGGACGGTGTACAAGCTTCTTTTGATGAGGCTACTGATACGTTTATTGGTGTTACCAGTAAGCTAATGCCAAACGTACAATGCTTTCTCTCTTTCTGGCAAGGAACCATGATACAAGATGATTCAGAACAATACATGGAGATTGATGAGCTCGCCTACTTATACAATGATTGGTCTAAAACTAATGGAAATCAACCCATACAAAATGAACGTTTGGTTGAACTTATACAATTTTATTACCCGAATGTAGAATGGCAGGAAGAAAAATATATTCACGGATATAAAAACAAGTTATGGAACAAACAAACCGACACGCTAATCGCATTAGATGCTATCAAAACTCAAATAGGAACCCATAATATGAATGTTTATGATGCTTACGAGCATTATTGCAAATATCATAATAAAATTATACCATCAACCTTATTAGTAAGTAAAGTTTATTTTGAGAATATGTGGGAAAATCGATAGATTATAGCCTATAGCCTATTGCTTATTTCTTACCTTTCTTGTTAGAGGTCTTGTTTCTTTTTGTCTTTCTTGGACCAAATTCACCCGAACCCTTCTTTTGTAAAAATTTTCTCAAATTCTTTGTCTTTTTTGCGGCTTTACTTGCTTTCTTTGAAACAATTTCGCCGTGTTTGTTTTTCATAAGGTCAGTCTTCTTCAATCCACCAGAAGTGTGTTTTGCAGTACCATTAAATACTTGTCTTCTTGAACCCTCTGTAATCTTGAAGGTAGCTCCACCTACGATTTGCTCCAATTTGTGTTCTGCTAAATCAAACATAATATATATTACTGGGTATATATTATTTACAATGAACGGAAAGTAGGGTTTTTACTTGTTACTCTTGGTAGTATTCTTCTTGCTGCTTTTCTTTTTAGTTCTGCGAGGTCCAAATTTATTTGAACCCTTTTTCTGTAAAAACTTACCTAAATTCTTCTGGGAGTGTCCTAAACGCTGTTTAACAACAGATACAATATAGCCATTACTGTTCTTTGTAAGTTTGTCTTTTGTTAGTTTACCCGAAGTCTCATATGCAGTTTCATTCAGTACCTGTTCTCGACTTCCTACACGTTGCTTATATATTTGGGTTTCTCCTTTGTTAGGTCCTTCTTTATGAGTTATTTGAATCCCACCATCTGGAAGTAATTTCATATTCTTACGCATCTTTTTATACACCATTGAGAAAATAAAACGGGTTATGTTTTTTTTGATGCTATTTTCCACCACCTCCATCACCGGACGATGTAGTGTTATAAAATAGACTCTCGATAATTTTATCGTACTTCTTCTTGGTAATATTCTTCTTCCGGTTATATTTCACATAATGTGAGTACCCTAAAGCCCGTGATTGGGTTGGGTCATTACCACCGGTTGCCATTTGGTTATACTCTATTTCGCGTTCACATCTTTTATTGTTACAAAATTTAACAATATCAAATAATTGCATTCGGGGCATTGCTATATAGTGGGTGTATACAAAAATACGGTTATTCTTTATCAATGACTACTACAAATTATGTTGGTTATAGTGATACAGGTTGTCTATCTCATCTATTCCATTTACCATACAATCACAACTACAATACCGATAGTATCCATAATACATTTCAACACAATACAACTTGTAGTATGGGGCAGAATTATTGCAAAAACTTAAATCACAATCTTCTTGTTTCGTGTGTTGGTGTAATTCATGAAATACATATCTCATTCTAGCACGATGTTCTACATTGTATTCATCAATATAGTGTTGTAATTCAATTGGTAACATAGAAATTCGCTGTTCCAATGTTATCATTTTATTTAACTTTCTTGTTATTATTATCTAATTAAGCTTTGGTTCGTTTTTCTACAATATTATATCCGTATAATATACATGGTAAAGGTAAAAACTATAAAAAAACAAAATAAGGACTCATTATTTAGAAAACCAAAAGCTAACACTAATAAAAATAAAAATAAAAATAAAAGATGTAAAACAATGAGAAAAAGGAAAATAAAAATAAAAAAGGGCGGGGGACCGAACGATTGTATAGATCATGATGTAAATATCAATAGAGTGTTACGGTTGGAACACGATATTGCTAACAATATGGCAAAACTTGATGCACTTACACAAGATTTACAATACAGGAATGATCGTTACTACAAAAATATGGATGTTAATTCGGAAAATCATACAGCAAACTTAACCCGAGGAAGTGAACTACTAAATGAAATGAATACTATAAGAGGCAAAACTATAGGTCTTATTAGAACCCAAAATAGATTACTTGCAAAAATACCGAAGCACGTGCAAGAAGCGTGCCAATTAAGAGAAAGTATTCGTAGGACTAAGGTTGCGGCAACAGATTTGGAAGCATTTGATTACGTTTAGCATACCTCCAAAATGATATGATCTCTATTAAGCATCATATCATTCGTCGTAATTACTTTTTACCTTTTTTTTATTACGCATTGATTTTGTTTTCCTCTGTTTTGATTTTTTATTGGAACGTTTATTTTTGCGTTTGGTACTTCTTTTTTTCTTTCCGCCTGTCTTCATCAATTGCTGCACCTCAGCTAACCACGGATGATTTAATAAT